CTACTAACAGCAATGTTTGATAATATTGCACATTTAGTAACATCTGATGGTTCAGATATATCAGTTGTTGATTCTGTGTTAGCACAGACAGGTGGTTTTAATCCAAATTTACCATCATCTGACTTTGATGCTTGGTTGACGAATTATCTTGTAACAGGTGGTGAAGATGCGATTGAAACCACTACATCAGGCTCTATTGAAAAACCATCTGATATTATTATGAATTTACTAACAACTGAAATGGAATTTGGTAAAAGATTAGAAAACCAACAAGCAGGAGTTGATGTTGTTGTTCCTGAATATAATAATTATGATATAGATTCTATTAAAGAATCAAGAGATGCACACAATAATTGGAAGATGGGTTTTTGTATTAACGAGAAAAAAGAGGGCAAGAAGTTAATAGAAAACATATTAAAAGAATCTAAATCATATCCAAGATTCACTACTGATGGTAGGTTTGGTTTTATGACAATAAAAGAATCGTATGCTTATGAAGATATAGATCAAATAATAGATGTCAATGATATAATTAAATACAAATTCAAACAAAGTAAAAGAGAAGATATTATAACCTCCTGTAATATGGCTTACAGGCTTGATTATGGTACAAAGCAATATACAAAAAATATGCACAAAAACATTAGTGATATTTTCCCTGAATTTGCAACAACAGGATATGATTATTACAACTTAGAACAAACTGATATTGATACACACAAAGATATAAATTTAAACTATCACACAGAAATTGATACAGTAAATGATTTTATGGATTATACATTATTAAATAATTGCAATACACACAATGAGGTTACATTGTCATTGCCACTAAACTATATGAATCTATCTGTTGGTGATGTTATCCATTTTTCTTTAATCCAAGATTCAAAAGCATTTGATATAGATTATAGTGTTGTTGATTATTTAAATGGGCAACCAATATATCCCCTATGGATTGTAATGAGTACAGACATTGGTTCTAAAGGAATTAAAATAAACGCTGTACAGCTTCACTATTTAGGAACAGATGGTAATCACGGATTCCAATTCCCTGAAGAAGAAACATATCAAATAGTTGGGAATATGCAAGAATTTAATTCAACATATACCTTCACAAATGGAAATCCAATACCAAATTGGAACTATAATCCTCTTGCAAATGTAGATAGTGGTGTGCAAATACCATATTTTGATTTAAACAATGATGGTGTTATTGATGTTTTTGATTTGATTATGACTATTAACCACGTACTGGGAACACACGACTTAACAGAAGCACAAAAAGACAAATTAAAATATACTAGTGAAGGAGCAATAGATAACACAGGTGTTATAGATGTGGTGGATATTGTATCTATTATGAATATTATATTATGAACATTAAAAAACATAATAATTTAAACATTGGAGAACAAGTTGTTTCAATAGAAACAAACATATTATATGCAGCAATAGAGATAGAATATATTGGTGATGTAAAATTAATAAACTTACTACCAAGTGATTATATGATACAAAAAGGAAAAAGAAAAATTATAATTTTAAAAACCAATAATAGTGCAGAACAGGTAAGTGATTTATTTAAATATAGAGGAAAAGCATATATAACAAGAGCAAAAGTTATAGAAAGCAATTTAAATTCTGTTAATCTTTTTGTTAATAGATCAGCATTGCAATTATGGAATGTTATGGGCCTAGAGGAATGGGATAATCTTACAAGAAATTGGGAAGATGTAGATTTTGATGGAAACAATGCTAAATATAAATATATTCACAAAACAAGAACTTATGATAATGAAAGCAGACAATTTACAACTACTAAAGAGATAAGGAAGAAATAATGGCTAACAGTTATTACCAAACAATTACCAAACCAAAATTATATGTATCATACCCACTATGGCAATATGCTAATGGTGCATTAGATTATACTTCATCAGGATTTATATCTAATGAGGATATGATTAAAATGATACAATTAGATCCATCTAAAATAAATAGTATCTTGCCTGAAACAAATGATAACGTTTTTTCTTATAAAATATTACCACAATCAGATGATTTTACAGATGTAATAGATTCAGGATTATGGAACTTTGATTTTTGTGCAATATTAGGACACAATTTTGCATCAGCAGGTGCATATCCAATTATAAGGGGATTTAATCCACCTAGTGCTGATGTTATATCTACAAGCAATATAGTTAATCATAGTCCTACATCTGCACCTGAATATGATGGTTGGAGTTTATTTAATTTAGATGATAAACCAACAGGGGATAAAAACCAATTTATGATTGGAATTGAACCTGAAGGAGAGAATTATAATGACTTTCCAATACTTATTGGAAATATAATGTGGGGCCGTTCATTCACCTTCCCACAGAACGCAAATTTATCACAAACAATAACAACTGATTATGGTGTTAGACAAAAACAAACCATTACTGGTAAAACTATTTCTTCTGCTAATTGGACAAAAGTTAATAACTGGATTACTGAACCATTTGGATTAACAGAACCACCTAGTGAACGTGGTGATAACTTTCAAAGAAGAAGTGGAAGAAGATCGTGGAAGATTAGCTTTGATAGTTTAGCACCTGATAAAGTTATGAATCAGCTAATGATGATGAACAGCAATGGGTGGACTGCACAAGATAACCATACTACACAAGCAGATGGTATTAAAAGTGAATATAATATTAACAATGCAGTAGATTTCTATACAAACGTAGTGCATAGGACTATGGGTGGCCATTTACCTATGATGCTGCAATTAGATGCAGATGATCCATCACCTCAAAATTTTGCAATAGTACGAATGGGTAGTAAATATAGTATCACCCAAAAATCCCCAAATCTCTACAATATATCCCTTACCTTAACAGAGCAAATTTAAACTTCCTCTACCTCTCATACTGAACGCCACAAGAATCTCTTTCATAGGGATTCTTGTATTCAATTCAATATAATTATTTTTAAGTATTTAAAGAAAACATTATGTATTCTTATTTATTCATTATAAATTACTTATGTATTTGGGAAAAACAAAAAAGGAGTAACAATGAAAACGGTAATCACAACAAACATTTTAAGAAATTACATCAATATAAAAGGTGTTAGGGTATCTTATGATTCTAATACTAGAGTAGCAAGGATAATACATAAGGATTATGAAACTATATGTGATATAAATCAATGGTTGTTAGATAGTTTTCCACATTATTGGCAAAACATTACATACGGTTTGCCTGAAGGAAAAACAACTTGTAGTTGGTTAGACATAATTTGTATTGATAGCTAAAAATAAAATTAAATAGGGAAAAACAAAAAAGGAGTAACAAATAATGAAAACAATAACTTTAAAATTAACAAAATCAGAATCTAAACTTTTTGATAAATCAACAGAAAACACACCTTTAGGAAAATTGCTTACTATGATTATTTTTAAAGGAAATGGTGTTGTTGAATTTGATGTAGATAAGTTTAGAAATTTCTTAAATGATGAAATAGAAAAAGCAAACAACGAATATAATAAAAAAATAAAAGATAATCGTAATTGGAATTTAAGAGAAATTTGTATGAGGTATAGTAATTTTAAATCTATCCTATCTAAACTTGATTCGGAGGGCAAATAATGAATAAAAAAATCAAAGCATATTTAAAGAATCTTGGTTTAGATACAAAGTTATATGATGGATATTTTGTTACTGATACTAGGATCGTTGCAAAGGTAGATAGAACAATAGTGCATATAGCTTTAAATTTTAAGGGATATAGAGCATATTCCTTAGAAAGTGGGGTTTAGTATGGGTATAATGGAATGTTTAGAATCTTATAAATTTGTGTTCTTTTTGACTTGGCTAGTTGATGAACATAATTTTGATGCAAAAGAAATTATTGGAGTGGTTGAAAAACCATATCAGTATAGAGATAAATGGGCAAAATACATAGAAAGTGAGGAAGAATAATGAGTGAAAAATGGAATAATGACAAAATGAAATCAATTAATATTCACGGCAAAGAATATTATGAGGTTAAAGAAAGAGTACAGGAGTTTCATAGAAGATATGAAAATGGTTCTATTGAAACAGAAATAATAGAACTAACAGATACAAGGTTT